TCCAATGTTTCGTTTATGCCAACCGTAAAAATAGGAATATGGACTTTCCGGATTCTCACCCCTGTACTTTCATAAGTAATGGTAAAAAAACAATTTCCTTCAAAATCCACTTCCACCGCTTCAAACAACACCAGCAGTTCCGCTTTCGTCATGGCAGACGGGAGGGAAATGCCTTTTAACTTCAAAAATGTAGTACTATCATTGACTAAGCTGCCATAAGCGTTTGCACCTCCCTGTGCACTGGTCAGTGCCACAGCCGCTATTGTTCCGTTTCCCTGGCTTGGGGTAAATTCCCATACAAATTTGTAGCCATTATCTATCTTCTTGCTTTCTGTCTGGTTCATACTGCCTCTCGCCAGATTCGCTGTTGCATTTACATCATTAGAAGCATATGCCACCGGCATATTCCCGGAAAGTGTATAAATGCTGTCTGCATTTTCGTCTAATGCCTGTGAGAATAACAGGATGCCGCCTACCATATTGGGACAGATTGGCAGAAGGTTTCCCTGCCAGGCAATCCCATCGTAACTGCTCCCAGCCTCATAAAACACCCCCATTGGATTTAATCCCAGAATGTTATTCACCGAGTTTGTCACCATGTTTTCTTCCGTTATAACGGTTACTTCGTCTGTATTCACATCGGTCAATTCTATGGTCATATTTCCTTTTAACTGCATTTTTAATCCTCCCAACTCATATCGACCGGTCTGCCAAATGCGCCGATTGCTGCCATGCCGATACTGTCTGCCATATTCGTTTTCATTTCCTCCATTGTCTGGAAGGAAATATCATCTGCAATTGTCTCTGTGATGAGATCTGTCTGTACTGAAAATGGAGTAATGCTCTCTTCCAATGTAATCGTACCATCCCAGGCCATCGCTGCCGCCATGCTCTGTCCACTGATGGAAGCAATGCATCCGCCCGTTTCAATCATGCCGTTCCCTCCGGTTATCCGCAGATATACATTGAACGTATTGGTGATATTCGGGGTCAGATGATCCACAGGGTAATAAAGGGACAGGATATGCTTTCCACTGCCCCATGTTTCCGCTGGATGATGGATCAGGATTTTCTCATCATTAAACTCATAAGTAACAAAAACCTCTGCCTTCCCATCTTCAGCAAATGTTACCGGAAGTTCCACTTCCACGCTGACTTCATTTGGGATGCTGCCCCCATCCTCTGCTGCCCCTGGAATTGGAATGACAACCGTACCTTTTGCTATTCCGTTCTTTGTAACCTGTCCGGCCATGACATCCACAAGCACCGCCGCCTGAAACTGCACATGGGTTTCCTCACTTGCCGCAAACTCTATGCTGACTATCCTCACATCTGTCTCCCCAATGCTATATCCGGAAGCATTGGTAAAGGTATGGATTCCTATCCTCCCGGCTTCGATCTGGTTCAGCAGCCCGGAAATGTTTTTATCATTTTTGGATTTTGCCTGTGCCAATCTCGGATTCTTTCCAACACATTTTAATTTGTGCTTTCCACTTATTTTGCAGGTATATCCGGTAACGCAGGACAGTTGTTCCTCATCTGCCTGGCCGCCTGAAAAGATAAGCACATCTCCCAGATCCAGTGCCGGATTTCCTATGGTATCCGAATCAAAAGGAACATAGCGGATGACCGATAAATCAGCTAAGATATTTTCCAACAGCTTCTTTCTCGTTTCCTCAAGACCGAACTGCAATAATGGATTAATACTAAGATTCATGGTTAATCCGTCATCCTGCTCTAAAGCATAATACTCCGCAATCTGTGATTTCACATTAGTGGAGCTGATGGCCGTATAGCGGGTGATAAAATCTGAAAAGCTGCTTGTAAAGCGGTGCTTATCGGAAATGGTGAACATGGATATGCTGCCATATTTGCGAATTTCCAAACAGCCTTCCCGGTTGATTGCAAAAAAGCAGCCCAACACCTGACCCGTATAGAAAAGGACATCCCGGTACGTTTCAATATCATTTTCAGGATAAATAGAAAGCACCTCTGCTCCATTTGGCATTGCTTCTATTTCCTGCTGCGTATGTGCCAGTTCCACATTACAAGCTTTGCAGCATAAAGAAAGCAGGGCATACGCATTCCCTACCGTCTCAAACCCATTAAAATCCCTTTCAAACCGGATCATATAATCGTATGCTTTTATTTCCAGGCATCGTCTGGTTCGATTTGCTTCACTGACTTCAAAAATCCCCATCGGTACAGTTTCATAGATGCCACCCACAAGCTGCAGATGATAGAAAATCCTTACTTCTGCACCCTCCAGCGTATAGCGGTCGATGGAAGAAAACAAAGAGATTCCCAGTTCGGCTGCATACACCGTGCCAATCTCAATCTCAGCATTTCCACAACACTGGCTGGTAATATAGCCGGAACCTTTGACGATGTCCGCCTTCTCAAACTCATAAACCACTCCCTTTTTGGTTTCAATACTTCCTGTCCAGAAAAATTCACGGGTGTTCTCCTGTACTGCCTCTAAAAACGCTTCGCTAACCGGATACATGAAAACACCCCTTTCCTTAGAATTCCTTCAATGTGAAAGACACTGTCCAAAGTCCTTTATACGAAGTATCTTTTCTCAGGCTGGCTTTGTAGCCTTCCACATACATCTCTGTCCGCCTGGCTTCAAGCGTTTCCGTATCAAAATAATCCACGGTGATTTTCTTCTTCTGTTTAAACTCCGTCAGCTTCTTCAGCCATTTGGAACTGACGGAAAAAGATACTTGGATGGCAACTACTCCTGTCCGCACCACATCCCTCTGGATGGTTCCGGCTTCCGTTTCTCCTCCGGAATCTGCCTCTACATCATTCAGCTCCACATCATAGGAATCCGGAAGCGGCAGCGTCACATCATCAAATATCAGATATTGAATAAATGCCATACTACCTGCCTCCCGATTTCAGATTCTGTCTGGACTGTGCATTTACAATTACTTCATCAAGCAGCGTCCCACCAAGGTATACCGGAATGACAATATCTCCTGTATTACCGGATGGGAGATTCCCCACCATCTCCTGAATGCCTGCCATCATCCGGCTTAAGGAATCCATGGAATAAGTCTGCTGTCTCGCCATGTCTGACGTACTAACATTAGGGCTTAACACCATATCAGAAGCAACACCCTTCACAGCCTTCTCCACCAGGCCACGGCTTTTCTCGATACCATTTGCAAGACCACTCATAAAATCCGGCATCCATGATTCATAGTCTGTCAGTGGCCCTTCATCCGGCACGGAGAAATGCAGGAAGGAACGGATTTTTTCTGCAATACTTTTCACCGCATCCACCACATTTCCGATGGCTCCCTTAATCCCATTTGCAATCCCGTTGACGATATCTGCTCCCCACGTCCACGCACTGGAAGCCAGCCCCTTTACAAAACCTACAGCTTGGTCAAAGCCGCCCTTAATGGTATTATAAATATTACTCATGCTATTACTGATACCGCTGACAATCCCTTGAAAAATATTCGAAATGCTACTCTTTATGGTATTTAACACGGTAGAAACCGTATTTTTTACTGTATTCCACACGGTTGATATTGTATTGCCTACTGCATCCATTGCCGTAGTGACCACAGTTTTGATACCATTCCATACCGTATCGATAATCGATTTAATTGTATTTAAAACAGTGGTAATGACGGATTGAATCGTATTCCATGCAGCGGTAAGAAAAGCCTGTATTGCTGTCACCACAACAATGACTACATTTTTTATGACTTCCCATACCGTACTAAATACCGTCTGAATGGCAGTTAAAACGGTGGTGATGATTGTCTTATAGAAATTGAATTTAGCCGTAATCAGGGTTGAAATTACTTCCAACACGGTATTGAATACGTTTTTAATCCCCGCCCACAACTTGGAAAAGAATGCCGCCATGCCATTCCAGAGATTCTGTCCAACCGATATAATCCCGTTCCAAAGGTTCGTCAAAAACGCTCCGATGGCATTCCAGACCGTAACTACTGCGGTCTTGATGGCTTCCCATACCACAGCCACAGCATCCCTGAACCATTCGCACTTGTTCCATAAAAGAATAATAATAGCAATGACTGCTACTATGGCAATCGGCACAATGCCTATGGCAGCAACTACTGCTCCAATAGCCGGAATCAAGGTTCCTGTTACAAATGCAATCACACCGGAAACAGCCGCTACAATCTGCGGCACTACCGTCATAATTGTGCCGACAGCTCCCACCACTTTGCCAATTACGATGAGTACCGGGCCGATTGCGGCTGCTAATAATGCAATGGTAACCACCATCTTCTTCGTACCCTCGTCCATTCCATTCAGCTTATCCACAAACCCTTGAATCCATGTCACGATCTGACGAATGGCCGGCATCAGTATTTCACCAAAGGAGATTGCCAGCTCCTCTAACTGGCTTTTTAAGATAGTCAGCTGACCGACCAGGTTATCCTGCATGGTCGCTGCCATAGATTCTGCTGTGCCGTCACAATTGGTTATGGCACTGTTTAACTTCTCAATGTCTGCCGGAGCTGCATTCATAATCGCAAGGAAACCGCTCATCGCATTTTTCCCAACAATAGCCTCGGCATTGGCAGCCCGTTCCGATTCCGACATCTGCGAGAAAGCTGTCCTGCAATCCGTAAGGATATCCCCAAGACTTCTCATACTTCCATCAGCATTGGTGGTCTGCACGGTTAGCTCCCCAAAGCTGGCACCTGTAAAAGTTACCTCTCCCTGCAAGCTGGTCAGCATGGTACGCATGGCGGTACCAGCCTGGGAGGACTTGACTCCTGCATTCGCCATAAGACCGATGGCTTCGGCGGTATCTTCCGCACTGTAACCAAGGGCACCGGCTACCGGGGCGCAGTATTTAAATGTCTCTCCCATCATCGCTACATTGGTGTTGGCATTGCTGGATGCCGCCGCAAGAATATCCGCAAAATGTCCGGAGTCCGCTGCAGTCATTCCAAGGGCAGTCAACGCATCCGTCACGATATCCGAGGTCGTTGCCAGATCTTCTCCACTGGCAGCAGCAAGATTCATAATCCCTTCAATACCATTCAGCATATCACCGGTTTTCCAACCGGCCATTGCCATGTAATTCATGGCTTCTGCTGCTTCCGATGCAGAGAATTTTGTTTTTGCCCCCATTTCACGGGCTTTTTCACGCAGCCTATCCAAATCTTCCCCAGTGGCACCAGATACTGCCGCCACCTTACTCATGGCAGAATCAAAATCCGCTGCAGTCTTGATCGCCATCGTTCCAAGCGCGGTTACGGTGGCAGTAACAGGTAAAAATTTCTGACCGACGGATTCAATATTGGAGCCAATAGACTTTAGTTTCTCTCCGGTAGCACTGATTTTCTGTAAGGCTACTGCGGACTGGTCTGCCTGCTTTTCCAATTCCTCCAGTGCTTTCTCTGTTTCAACGATTTCTCTCTGCAGGGCATCATATTGGCTGGCACTGATTTCTCCTTTTGCCAATGCCTCCGCTGCCTGTTGCTGTGCGGTCTTTAAGGCCTCCAGCTTCTCTTTCGTTTCCCCTATGGCCTGAGTTAAAAGTTTCTGCTTTTGTGCCATCAGTTCCGTGTTGCCGGGATCCAGTTTTAAGAGCTTATTAACATCCTTTAACTGGCTCTGTGTATCCTTGATTTCCTTATTCACTTTTGATAGGGCGGTGGATAGTTTTGTGGTATCACCACCAATCTCTACCGTAATTCCCTGTATTCTCGATGCCACAAAGCCCACCACCTTTCCCCAATCTAAAAAAGACCCTTAAGCATCAAACTTAAAAGTCCTGTCTGTTAAAAATGGTTCATATCTTCCTGTGTAGCTAAAACCGCATACTCACAATCATCATTCCGGCTTTCTGCATACATGTCATTAATCAATCCAATGGACAGTAACTCCAAATCCTGTATGGAAAGCCCCAATTGCACACAGCGGAGTAAAAATAATGGAGTGGTCATCTCACGCTCTGTAGGGCGAAGTTTTTTTTAGCTTCCACATCTGTCTTTATATTTAATCCCCACAGTTCAATAAGCTGCGGCAGAATCTGATAAATGGAAAAAGTGTTAAACTCATCCAGCCAGACCTCTGGTGAATCGGCAATCTTAGGATCCGCATGTTTTGCCATAACAAAAGCGATATTCTCAAACATCTCCAGGCTAAACAAATCAAGATTGGAGTTCTCTTCATCCGATACTTCAACACTCTTTTCCAAGGCCTGCAAATCCTTATAGATATCTCTCTGGAATTTCAAGCGGTATATTCGGGGAATCGCTGCGGAAGCTTTAAATGCTACTTCCTGTCCGTCAATTTCTATTCTCTTCATAATGCTCATGGCTAAAACTCCTCCTCAGCTATTGCCGATAGTGAAAGATCCAGAGATGCAGGTGATGCTCCTGTGCTCATTGTTGGCATATACACAGACTGATACCAATCTGAATAGACACTTTCTGTCGTCTTATCTCCGGTCTTTGCTTTCACATAGCCATTCGCTAAAGGTCTGGCTTTCACTGCCAATGTTTCCGTCTGTACCTTTCTGGATTCTTCATTGGTCTTTGATTCAATCTTTGGACGGGATGCCGAGCAGTTATACAGCACATGGCGGATTTTCTTAATATCACCATCAAACTCGAAGAGCAGGGCAAAGCTCCTTGTCTCATTATAGGCATTTTCTACCAGCACCTTATTTTCATCTGCTTCCTCTTTTAAAATATCCATTCGAAAAGACTCCGGTATCATCGCAAGCTCCAAATCCCCATCATATCCCATGTTGTTATTAATGATGTAATATTCCACACCATCTGCATAGAAGGATTCCGGTTCCCCATTTGGGTCAAGGCTTAAAGATACCGCGCCGGGTATTGCCACCGGTGCGGCAAAAGAAACCTCTCCTTCCTCCGTCACTGTAACCGGTGCATAGTGGACATCACAGATATTGAATTTTACTTTGTTATTCATTCGCTACCTCCATTTCATAAAGCACCTCATACAGACGCTCCGATGCAATCCATACTTCGCTTTTCGAATAAAAAATACCGTGCTTCTCCAACACGGCTTCGATACGTTTCTCCAGTTCGATATTCTTTAAGTCCGTATAGACTTCGATAACCAACTGGTTGATTTTATAATAGGGCATCCCATCCGCCGAAAAGTTGTCCGCTTTTGGATATAAAAATACTGCAAAAGGCGGTTCCGGTGCTTCCCCTTCCACAAAGTGGTCATAGGCATAGGGCAGTTCCATCTCCTTCATCATCATAAGCACTTGTTCATGTGTCATTTTTTCAGTCCCCTTTCGATTCCCTCCTTCAGTTCCCTGATTCCGGATTCTTCTGCCGGAGCAATGTGTGAAATGGCGGCTACTCTTCCTCCGCCCCGTTTTGCATGACCTTTTTCCAAAAGGTGGGTCAACATATATCTTGTTGGGGAATGTACCACCACAAGCAATTCGCTGCTGCTTTCTTTGAACGTCTTCACCCTCCAGCTTTTCTTATACTTTCCGGTCAGTTTCGGCGCACTGCCTTCAATCTCTTTTTTTACAGTATTACCCGCCTTCTTTACACATTTTTTCATCTCATCGGTGGCAAGCTCGGCATACTCCAATAACCCCTCCATGATGGCATCCGCCATCTCATCCACGCTTACTGTATTAGCCACATCCTCACCTCTTTACAACAGATGCCCTGATTTTCAACATCCTGTTCTGATAAAAACGATTGTCGATAAAAGTAATATTATAAATCTGATTACGAAATAAGATACGGTAATGCTCTGAATCCATGCAGGCAGTCTCTGAGCAGTAACGAATCAGAAAATATAGTTCCTTCTCCTCATTTATCTGTGCCGCTTCCCAATATTCCCTGCCGGATAAATTGTTCGCCAGTGTACTGCACCTGTAATAATCCTCCCAGATAAGCTTATGGTTTCCTGCCGCATCGTTTCCCACTTTGCTTTTCTGGATGATGATTTTATCCTTCCATTGCCCTAATGCCAATCAAAACACCTCCCGGCGCATTCCAAAAAGAAGGGAACGCAGAGTCTGTGTCAGATCATCATGATTGGCTTCTTCCCGATGCTCATACAAATATGCCACTACATACAGGACGGAGATCCTAACCATTCTGGTTTCTTTTGTAAGCTGCTCCATATCCACTCTGGCGATATCCGCACTCATCTGTTCTCCTGTGGCAATCAGTCCGGTAATGAACTCATCTTCATCTGAAGAATCCAGCCGGAGGTACTGTTTCGCCTCTTCCAATGTCACTATCACTGCATTCACCTCTTTCTTTATGACAACACATCAAAAACAAAACTAATGATTGACTAGGCCTTAAGCGTCATCGTTTTAATGGCCTCTGATAAAATCAGCTTACCGTCTACTCTCTGGGAAGCTAAAAATCCCACCTGCCCTGTAGCAGCAAAGAGTTCATTCAACCTCTTAAAAGAACGCCCCTGTCTGTCGGCAATCCAATAATAGGAGAAGTCGCCAAATGCCATCACCTTATTTCCCCCTTCCAATACCGGGGCATAGGAAGTCGTATAATACGGACGGTTCAAAATCATGTCTGGTACTCCTGCCTGCACGCTCGGCTGCCAGATATAATTGTTATTGCCGTCTTTTAACTTCCTAAGAGCCTTAACAGTGGAATCATTCAATGCCCACACCGCCTTTTTACGATACGGTGATTTCAGGGAATGGAACAGATCCATCACATCGTCAAAGGTAATCCCTGCTCCCGTTGTCGTGACTCCATCAGAAGCACCGCCTGTTGCATGAAAGACACCTGTCGGCTTTCCGGTACCATCACCGATAAAGAAAGCTTCTTCCTCCTTTGCCCCGATTCTGCGGCCGAATTCTTTAGAAATATAGGCTTCTAAATTAAATGCACTGTCGTTTAAGAGCTCATCGGATACCTTTAACATCGTTGCTACCTTATAAGTGCCAATGGATACCTGCCCAAAGGTGTCATCCGATTCAGGATAAGCACTCTCTTCATCAATCCAGGCGGCTTCACCTTTAGAAGATACCACCGGGATTTTCCTGTCTCCGCTTGATGTCTGAATCACGGTAGCCAGCTTCCGGAAGATGTTTTCCTCTTCCAGTGCTTCTACTAAGGTTTTTTCAAACTCATCGGGTACCAGATAACCTCCTTCAGAGTCTGTACCTACCTGTAAGGCATTCTGAACATCGTAGTAGTTCTTCTTACGCATATTGTTCCAGAAAGCCTTTTTATACTCGCTGGATGCACGCCCGGTTTTCTCTTTTTCAGCCAGATTCTTCTGTGGTGCATTGGTAATAGGAGAAGCTGTCGGGCGGTTCAACTCTGCATCAATGGCAGACTGTCTTTCCAGCCTCTCAATCTCTTTGCCCAGATTAACCACATCGATTTCCATCTTTTCATAGGAAGCGGTATCCTCTGCAGACAACAGACCGTCATTTCCCCGCCTAACATCAAGGAATGTCTTAGCTGCTTCCCATGCTTTTGCCCTTTTCTCTCTCAATTCCAAAATCTTATCCATAATAAAAATCCTCCTTATTAGTGTGAGATGAGACTCAGTCTCTTATAAAACTGCTCAATCGGTGTCTTTTTGTCTTCCGGCTTCGGAATTAACTTAGACAGCAGGGAATTAGTAATGGCTGCCCTTGAAAACAGGATTGCTTCCAGCTCCTCTCTATTTTCTCCCTCTTTTTTTGCATTTCCCTCCTTTTTCTCAAAGAGGATTTTATCTGCGAACCCCAATTCCAATGCTTTTCTGGCATTAAACCATGATTCGGCATCCATCAAATGAGAGAGGCGGGTACGGGAAATCCCCGTCTTTACCTCATAGGCATTCATGATGCTTTCCTTAACTTCTGCGAGCATACCGATTGCCTTTGCCATCTCCTTTTCATCTCCTATAGCTATCGTCATAGGGTTATGAATCATCATCATAGCAACAGGAGACATCTGCACCTCTGTTCCTGCCATTGCGATAACGGAAGCTGCCGATGCCGCCAGACCGTCAATCTTGACCGTGACATCTCCCTTATAGTCCATCAGCATGTTGTAAATCTGTGCGGCTGCGAACACGTCACCGCCGGGAGAATTAATCCAGACCGTAATATTACCTTCCCCTGCCAAAAGTTCCTCCCTAAACAGCTTTGGCGTTACCTCATCGCCATACCATGTTTCATCTGAAAT